TGATTGCAAGCAAATACCCTCCCCCCTCTGATGTCAAGTTAATGCTAAAAAAATTTTCCATAAAATTGCACCAGTACCTTATTTATTTTCTTAAAGTTTCTATTGCTACCATTTTATCGAAATACGCTTTTCTATTCAATTAAATCCGTTTATAGATTTCAAAGGCAAAGCTATTTTCTTAGTTCCACTCTATAAGTTCCGTCCAACGATACAATCACTTTTTCTATATATCGTTCCACTAACTCTCTTGTCAGCTCGTTAGTTATTTGGACTTCTTCTTGCTCTTCAACCTCAACGATTTCGCTTATAGTTTTAATCTGAAGGTCTATTTCTTCTTTTAGCTTCAGAAAATCATCTCTGCTGAGATTTTTTCTTTTGTACTCTAAGAAAGCTTCGTCTTTTTCTTTCAGCAATTTCTCTATTTGCACTTCTTTCGGCACTTGTTCTTGCTCTTGTTCAGGCTGAGTTTCCTCTACTTCTTCCAAATCAACAAACTTTAAGACTTCGTTAAGGCAATATTCTTCAAGCTTATCAAGATTGACATTTTGCGTTTTTAAGCCTTTAGTTTTACAAGTTCTGCACCTAAGATATCTATATGTCCCATATGTCCTCACAGACTTTGAGAAAGCCAATCTATGATTACAATCCTCGCAGAACACATATCCTTTCAGAGAATAGCTGATTTCACTTATTTTCTTGTAGTCGATATTTTTGAAAGCCTTTTTAGCCATCATCTCTCTTAACTTCTGAAAATCGCTTATAGACACCAACGGTACATGATTATTGTAAACTCGTCCCCAGTCTTCATTGGGAACTGCTTTTTGATCGTTGCTTCCAACCGCCTTTACCTTGTGCATATTAAAGCAATAAGTCCCGGTGTAGTTTTCATTGCCTAATAACTTTATAACCGCTCCATGCATCCATATAGGCTTTTTGTGATTGTCGGAAAGTACCATATTGTAAACATAGTCCATACTGGTAGTTTGCTTTTTTCTCTCGCTTGGAGTGATGTAGCCTTTTTCATTAAAGAGCTTGGCTATCTTCCTTGTTGATAAACCGTCAAGAGCAAGCTTAAAAGCTTCCTTAACGATAAAGGAAACTTCCTTATCTTCAATGATTTTGTGTTTATCTTGCGGATCTCTTATATATCCGAAAGGCGGCGACCACGCTAAGAACTTGCCTTGATGTTTCAGCGTTGTCATAACGGACTTTATTTTTTCCGAGGCGTCTTTAGCATAGAAGTCGTAGAGCAAATTCTTAAATTGAATATCAAGCTCCGTGCCATTGCCATTTTCGTTTTTGCTGTCATACCCATCATTGATAGAAATAAACCTTACACCCATAAAGGGGAAGATGTTTTCAAGGTAATCGCCGGCTTCGATATAATTTCTCATAAACCTTGAAAGGTCTTTGACGACAATCGTTTTAACTTTGCCCGTTTTGACATCTTCCATCAACCTTTGAAATGCAGGTCTGTTGGTATTTGTGCCACTAAAGCCGTCATCTGCATATTCTTCCATAGCGAGATTTTTCAAATCGTCTTGCGACTTTACAAACTCCTGTAGGAACATACGCTGTGATGAAATGCTTTCGCTCTCAAATCTTTCTGAGCGTTCTTCTACCGAAAGTCTCAGATATAAAGCCAGTTTACTCATATAATCCCTCCAAACTCTCAAGATTGAAGCTTAGCTTAATCTGTAACTTTCTGTCTGTTGTTACATCGATTCTGTCTATGAGTGCGTCAACCAGCTCTTTATCAATCTTAACTTTGTCTTTTGCTCTAAAAATGTTCTTAATCCATCTCTTTGCTCTTTTTTCATTGAGTTTCAGACTGCCGATTTCCGCATCGAGTTTTGAAAACTCTTCTTGATAACCTTTTATCTGTAGGCTGTAGCTGTCTTTCGTGCTTAAATAGGTCTCTTTAGCCGTTTCACCAAGAGCATATCTCTCATAAAGCTTTGAATTTAAAACTTCTAACTGCTCAATGCTTTTACTGCAAGCTTTCTTTTTGTCTTTTAAGAACTCACGGCGTTTTTGGAAATTCAAAGCCATATTTTCAATAAAGCTGTTTTCGTCAATCATCTTGCTTGCAATTTCAAGAATCAGATTTTTGACGATTTCATCAAGGTCTTTTTCACGAATTGACACTTTGACATTGTCCGTTATCTTGCCGCTACAATTTTCTGTTTGATGGATATAAAGGAACTTATCTTTATTCTTCCCATAGATTCGAGTTCTCCTAAACATCGGCTCACCACTATCAAGAGCAAATACCTTGCCTTGGTAGCGATTAACTCTATCTCGCTTAAAATTATGTGGCGTAGAAGCGAATGGGTGCTGCTTTTTTCTTTCCTTTCTTTCTGTTAAAACTTTTTCAAAGTCATCCGTAGAAATAATGGCTTCATGAGCGTTTTCCACGACAATCCATTCATCTTCCGATGTTGTTCTTTGCTTTTCGCCTTTAGCGAGGTTTTGTCTTTTTTTGCCTTGCGTCAGAGTTCCTGTATAAGTCCTGTTTGTTAAAAGCTTGGATACCGTTCCTTTATGCCATTGATTATTTTCGTCCGTTCTGTATAATTCTCCGGTCTTATAATAGTGCATCGTAGTGGCTATCTTTTGCCTATTCAGCTCTAAAGCGACTTCGTACTGACTTTTCCCTTGCAATGTTAGTTCAAATATCATTTTCACAATGGGAGCAGTCTTTTCATCAACGATTAGCCTCTGTCCTTGTGGCGTTTTATCAATCTTATAGCCATAAGGTGGAACAGAGCCGATAAAATAACCGTTTCTTGCTCTTTGGTGCTTGGCAGAAATAATCTTGGTAGAAATATCTTTGGCATATAGGTCATTGATGATATTCTTCAGCATGACTTCAAAAGACTTATTGCTATTAACGCCTTTTGAAGTATCGAGTTTGTCGGAAACTGAAATAAATCTGACTCCGAGAAACGGAAAAACTTTATCTATAAGTCTCCCCATCTCAATGTGTTCTCTTCCAAGTCTTGAAAGGTCTCTTATGATAATGCAGTTGATTTTCCTGTTTCGTACATCTTCCATCATTCTGATGTATGCAGGTCTTTCAAAATTCGTACCGCTGTACTCGTAGTCCTCGTAAACTTCTATGACTTCAATGTTTTCATCTTTAGCATAGTCTTTGCATACGGCAACTTGAGTTTGCGGAGATGACGATTTTTCTCTCCAGCTCTCACTTCTCTCATTTGAAAGACGGACATAGATACCTGCTCTATAAACCGCTCTTTCTCTGATTTCATCTTTTTGGATATAGCGTTTAGGAGTTCTAGCCATTTGCCATCACCTCCCGGTTACGCATTTCATTCTTAAAGGGGAAGGGAATTATATGTTTCTGATGGATCACCTTATCAGGCGTAGACCTTTTCAGGATTTCTTCCATAACCTTAAGTTTCTCATCGCCCCAAAAGACAATTGTGAGTTTTTTATCTTCCTCCACAAGAATCTTATCTACCAAGTAGACCAGATTAAGCCTGTCGAGTTTAGAATTTTCTTTGAAATACTCCAAGTCGATTAGCCACTGCCTATTTATGATTTGTTCTTTAAGCTCATCTGCCAATTTTTCTTTATTCTCAATTTGGCTGTCGATTTCTTTGATTTTGGCAGCGTAGTTGGCTCTAAATCTTCCGAATTCTTCTTCATTGATTAAATCGTCTTCCAAATCCATAAAGAGAGAAGCTCTTAGCGTTTCATACTTCTTTTTTTCGTTTTTTAAATCGTCCGTTTCCGCCTTAAAGTCAAATGAGTTTATGTCTTTGCTGAGAACACGCCTATAAACGCTTTCATGATATCTAAGATAGTCGAATATGATTTTTTCCATAACTTCTCTCAAGTCATCTTCTTTTACGCTATGCCTTGAGCATTCCCCTGTAGTATTGTTATTGCCACAGATGTAGAAGATAGTCGTTTTTCCGCTATGCTTCACATTTCGTCTTACAAGCTGTGAGCCGCAATCCTTACAAAATAAAAGCCCTGAGAAAAGCGACGGCTCTCCTCTTGAATTCATATCTCTTAGCAGCATTGAATTTGCAACTTCAAATTTGCTCCTTGTAATAATCGCTTGGTGAGCATTTTCGGTTACAATCCAATCTTCTTCCAAGATTTTGATCCGCTTTGAGCTTTTGTAATTTAATTTAGCTTGTTTGCCTTGCTCTAAAGTTCCAATATAAACCTTGTTGCTAATAATCCGATTGACCATTTTAGCATTCCACTTGGACTTCTTGGCATTAAATCCCACACTACTCCCGGTCGTATCTTCCTTATGCTTCGCTGGAGTCACTGCTCCCAAATCGTTTAGATACTTTGCAATGGCACTAGAAGAATAGCCCTCTATCTTCATGTCAAAAATTTTGACGATAATGGGCTTAACTTTCTTGTCGATGATAAGTTCATGTTTGTTCTTTGGATTTTTCATATACCCAAATGGAGCAAATGCTCCAATGAACTCACCATTTTGCCTTTTCATTTGCTGAGAGCTTTTTACCTTCATCGAAATATCTCTGCAATAACTGTCATTGATGAAATTTCGAATCGGTAAGATGAGGTGCGTATCGTTCGTATCCGCACTGAAAGAATCATAATTGTCGTTTATCGAAATAAATCTGATGTTCTTTTCAGGAAATATTTGCTGTAAATACTTTCCTGTTTCGATATAATCTCTGCCAAATCTCGAAAGGTCTTTGACTACGATGGTATGAATTTCACCTTTTTCAAGGTCGTCTATCATACGCTTAAAAGACGGTCTGTTAAATGTTGCTCCGCTTATCCCGTCATCTACATACTCACGAGCGATTTCAAAGCCGTTATTTTTTGCATAAGCTCTGATTAACTCTCTCTGACTGGATATGGAGTTGCTTTCATCTAAAGCTCCATCATCTCTTGAGAGCCGTAGATACATACACGCTTCATTTCTCATTGCTAATCCTCCTTAAATCGTCACTTTGCTATGGTTTCATTTAAGGATTCAAAGCTTCCACGCATATATTTTACCGCTCCCTTGCTTAATTGTCAGCGGTCTATTTATACCAAAATGAAAGTTCTTTCTACATAATCATTCGCTTTTTCTTCGATTGTCCAATCGATATCACCGCTAACTATTGTTACATTGAATCCGTTAATGTTTTTAAACTCCAAGCCGACAATTTTTTTATCTTCTTTCGGCTGGTCTCTGATTTCACAGTATT